ATTTTAATTATCACACCTAATTTTAGAATATTTTTTATAAATCTCTACTTGAAGATAATAATTTATTTTAGATTTTTATAAATATCTATTAATAAAATTATGCAAGCAATTATTCCAGTTATTCCTAATGCTACGATCTCTTGTTCTAGTGTCATTTTTCATTTCCTCCTTATATTAATTCACATTTAAGATTTTTGCTTTGGTCTGGTGTCTTTGAGTTTAGTTGTAAATATAAATCATATAACACACTAAAGCACATATACATTCCACAACCTCTAATTATTAAATTGTAATCTTTGTCTAGCCTTAAATTGCTTGTCTCAGCTATAAAATCAGTTATATCAACTAACTTGTTTTGTTTAATGATATAAAATCTCATTTTTCTAGTCATTCCAGATGCTGACACTTTGACAATATTGCAGTAAAATCTTTTGTCTTTATTGTTAAATACTTTTAATATATCTTTTTTCATTTTGTTTAGTTTCCTTTTGGTTGGTTAGTAGTTTTCTTTAATATATTTTAACATTTTATTCTCTGCTGTTTTTAAAACTCCTACTAATCTATAGTATAGCTTTCTATTTTCTGGAGTGTTTTTTATACAAATATGTCTGCCACTTCTGCCTTCTGAAAATATTTCAATATTGTATTTCTCTTCAATAGGTTTTAAAAACTTAGAGACTATATACTCATAGTATATTTCGTCAAAATTTTGACAATTCTCTTCTTTAACTTCTACATTCCACAGGGTGTGTCTATCGCTTAGTTCTAATAATCCTTTATATTCTTTTATCATAATTTACCTCATTTTCTTTTGTGTTGCGAATCGCTCAATTGCCATTCTTAAGTAAATATAGCATAACATTAAAGCATTGTCAACAAAAAAATAATAAAAAGTTTTACCAATAATCAATGACTTAGACATCAATTCTCAGCCCCATCAGTGTATAATATCACGACTCTTAATGCTCTTGAGTGCGAGAGAGCCGTTTATTTGTGTGTATAAATTGAAATTGTGTGTATAAATCGAGGGGGTGGGGGTCGGGAATAATAAATCCATATTTTTTATATAATACCCATTCACACTATTTTTTACATTTAATCCTTGACAAACAAAATATGTTATGGTAAGATGTAGAAATGATAGTAATACAAATACAGCCAGATGGCACACAGGTAGAAAAGAAAAGATGTAGTAGATGTAAAGATATACTAGATAAAGATGACTTTTTTAAGAGTGGTAGTTGGTGTAAAGATTGTCAGAGGGAAGTTAATAGAAAAAGGGTGAGGATTAGATGATAAAAAAAGAGGAAAGAGAGACAGTGATCTGTGATTTGTGTGGAAAGGTTGCTAGGGTTCAAATTTTTGGTGAAGTGACTGGTAGGTATTACTTTCTTAGGATAGAAGAACACGGTGACTCATTCGCTGCTGGGATAAATATAGATAAACAGATATGTGATAAATGCTATAAAAAGATAGAGAAAGTTATTAGATGAATGATTTAACTATAACAGCAGATAAAGAGTTAATGTCATCTGACCCTCAAGATGAGTTATATATATTTCGTCAATTAGAAACAATGATATGTACTCATAAAAAACCATTGTCTGTTCTGTTGAGTCAAAGACATAAATATGGTATGTCAGAGTTTCCTAGTTATAGTGAATGGTGTCTTTTATTAAGGAATAAAGACCAGAAATTCGTTGATATGATAAAGAAACTTGAATATGATATATTGCAAGGTGCAAATTATGCTAGTGCTGTAGATGGTGTAGAAGAAGAGAATATTATTAAAATGAAAGGTTTTCAATTACTTCATGGTATGATAGCAAAAGATAAGCAATCAGATAAATCTGAAATTAAAAAAGTAGAGAATACTCAAAATAACTTCTATGGAATTGATAATGAGAAATTAAAGGAGCTTAAAGAATGCTTGAAGAAGTAACAGATGAATTATTAAGTCCTGAGTTTTTAGCATCTCTATCAAAAGATGATAAAGATAAAATTATAAAAGAAATAGATGATGAGTTAAGGAGTAATTTTGGATTATACGAGCCTTATCCAAAACAATTAGAGTTTCATAATTGTCTTGCCTTAGAAAGAGTATTATCTGGAGCAAACCAAGTTGGTAAGTCTGTATGTGCTGGTATGGAGACAGCATTTCACTGTACTGGTATCTATCCTAATTGGTTTAAAGGTGATAAAATAAGACCTAGATATAATGAGCAAGCTGGTTTGTATGAAATGAATATATGGGTTCTTGGTACTTCTTACGATATTGTTAGGGATTTATTACAAAAAAGAATGATTGGTAGTAAAGATTCTTTCTTTAAGGATGGTAACATACCTGTCGATGCTATGGTTTTGAAAAAATTTAAAACACTTTCTGGTGTTCCAGGCTTCGTTAATTACGCAGTTATTAAACATAGGGGTTTTCCTGAAGAAGATATACCTCCTTTTGAATGTACGGTTAAATTTAAGTCTTACTCTCAAGGTAAAACAGTTCTACAATCAGAGCCAGTTGACTTTATATATCTTGATGAAGAACCTCCTGGAGATATCGTATCTGAGCTAAAAGCTAGGCTTTCTGCTACAGGTGGTAAAATGATTATGGCTTTTACTCCACTCCAAGGTATGACAGCTCTTGTTCAAGAGTTTTGGAATCAAGATGATAAAGATAAAGCTTTATTTACTATGAGTATTTATGAAGTACCTCATATGACACCAGAAAAAATAAGAATGGCTGAAAAAAGATATAAATCTGCTCCTGCTCATGTAAGAAAAGCTAGATTAGAAGGAATTCCTAGTATGGGTACTGGTCAGATATATCCATTCTCAAGATCAGAGTTAGAAGGAACCCCACCTAATGAAGGAATAAGACTTCCTTGGTTAGGAGCGATTGACTTTGGTAAAGGAAGTCATCAAAATAGTGTGTTATATGGTTGTCATGATACAGCAAGAGATGTAATATATATTACTCACGATATAACAACTCAACATAAATCTCGAGAAGAAGTCGCCTCTAAAATGAGAAGGTACAAAGAATGGTGTCCTATCGCATATCCTCATGATGGAGGAATGAATAGTGGAACAAGTCAGACATCAAAGGACATAGATTATTCTGGTGTAGGATTTACAGTTAAACAAATATATAAACAAGAAAAGATAAACATGCTAGAACAGCATGCAACATTTGAAGCACCTGCTTCTGGGTTTAATGTTGAGCCAGGGTTAGAGATGATAAGGGATAGAATGTCATCTGGTAGGTTAAAGATAGCTCCGTGGCTAGATGGAATATTTGATGAGATAGCTATATATAGATATGGGGAAGACGGTAAGCCTTTAAAGGTTAAGGGTTCAGACAAAGATAACGATAGATTGGATGCGTTAAGATACCTAGTTATGATGATTAGGTTTGCAGAAACAAAAAGCTTTACAGAAGGTGAAGCAGAAGGAGAAACTTGTGACAGTACAGATATATTTGAGTGATAAAGAATTTGTTTTAGATAAAATTGAGAAACTATTAGTTGGTCAGGTTGGCTGGTATAAAAGCTATTCCTATAAAGATGAGGATGGTTTTGAATTTAGAATAAACCAATATTCTAATGAACCTAAAGAGTTAAAAAAGACTAAGAATATAGATGGAAAGATTTTAGATGCAATTAAAATAGAGAATGGAGTAATTGTATATAAATATGCTGATAATACTACTAATTTTCTTATAGGAGAACAATTTGATATTCCAAAAGAAACAAAAATGTTATCTGATTTTGAAGGAACAAAATACGAAATAATTATTTCTGGACATTTTTCTAAGAAAGTGCTTGACAAAGAAGAAAAAGCAGTTTAAGATTATTCTCAGGAAGGAGTTCTATATGGAGACTGTTGACAAATGGATAGATATCTTTGAAGCTGATTTGAAGATTAAATGCGACAGAGAAGCTGTCTATAGCTTGTATAAAACTGGTCAATCATTAGAACTTATAGATACTGGTTTTGCATTATGTTATTGTTTTACTGACATTCTTGGGCATAAAATTTGTTCAGAGATTATGCTTTATTTAAAACCAGAATGTAGAAATATAGAAAACTTTAAACAATTAGTAGAATTTGTTGAGAAAACAGCTGTTAAAAACGACTGTGATTTTGTACAAATGGGTTCTTTTACAGGATATCAAGATGAAAAGGTTTTAAAGATGTATCAGAGATTAGGTTATAAAACTGCCTCTGTTAGGAAGGAATTGTAATATGTGTACAGGATTTGAAGCTGCAGTTGTAGGTAGTTTAATAGCTGGAACTGCTGCCCAAGCCCAAGCAGCTAGTAAAGAAAGAAAAGCAGCTAAGAGTAGGCAGCGAGGAATAGACACAGCAGCGAAAGAGAAGTTAGTATCTGATAAAAAATCTAGAGTATCTAAACAAGAGAGTGTAGCTACAGGTCAAGTTAAAGGTGTTGATGCAGCAAATGCTTTAAAAGCACTAGGAGCATCTACTGATACTGGAGCATCTCAAACACTTGGAGCAGGAAACGTACAGAAACAGGAGTTTTTAGGTGGATAAAGAAATAAAATATCTTTCTGGAAGATTAGGTTGTTTAAGAGCCGTATTTGAAATAAAGAAAAAATGTTTTAAAGAATTAAGGGCTTATTTAGCCCCTAATACTGGTTCTTTTGAAGAAGACGATAATAGAAGTAAAGAAAAAGATCAATTTCATAAATTAAATATAAACACAATGCCATATAAATATAACATTACATTAGCTGCAATGTTAGGCACAAATTTTACATCATCTTCTATTAGATGGTTTAAAATGGGACAGAGAAATGAAAAGCCAACAAGAGATGAAAGAAGATATTTTCAGGAAACAGAAAATCTAATGTATGATGTTTTTGAAGATTCAAATCTTCATCCAACATTAAACAATGTTTATCTTGAGTCTCAAACATACGGTACAGGTGCTGGATATAAAGTAAAAGACAGCAAAAATGTAATGAGATTTAGACCATTAACTATCGGAGAATATTTTATAGAAGAGAATATAGATGGTGTGGTTGATGTATTATATAGATATATGGATGTCGATGTAAGAAGGTTGGAGCAATTATTCGGATATGAAAAACTTCCTAATAAATATAAAATGTTATATAAAGCTGGTAAGTTTGATAGTCCTGTTAGAGTTTGGCATGCAATAGAACCGAATATGGAGTTTTTAGAAGCCTGGGATAATCCATTTAACAAACCTTATACATCTACATATTTTATAGAAAATGAGCGTGATGGAATATTAGAGCAAAAAGGAACATCTTTTTTCCCATACTTTGTTGCTAGATGGGATAAGTTTGGTAATGACCCATATGGAGTTGGTATTGGAATAACAGCTCTTGGTGATATAAAAATGCTACAATCATATGAGAGAGATATGGCTAAAGCAAGTAAGAAAAAGATAGCTCCTCCTTTAAGAATAGACCCTTCTTTAAAGAAATCAAAAGTTGATTCTGGTTCTGGAAAGCCAACATACACAAGTATGAAAGATGGAGTAACTCCATTATTTATGGTTAATTATGATGTTAGAGAAGCTAGAGAAAACATAGCAGCAATTCAAGATAGGGTATTTAAATATTTTTATAATGATGTTTTCTTTGCGATGTTAAATACAGATAAAACTATGTCAGCAACTGAAGCAGCAGCTAGAAATAGTGAGAAGATGCAGATGCTTGGAGCCATAGTAAATAGATGGCAAAAAGATTTTTTAGAACCAATTATTGAAACTACATATATAGCATTAGGAGAAAAGGGTAAATTACCTGAAACTCCTGACTCATTAGTAGGTATTAATGTTGATATAGATTACCATGGATTGACATTTCAATCAATCGACTTAGCTGATTTAGCAAATGTTGAAAGATTTAATGTTTATGCAGCTAATATTGAAGCAATAAGTCCAGGTGCGTTAGATTATGTCGATGGTGACTTCATGTTGAAATACGGTGGTAGTAAAATGGATATCCCTGTTGATGCAATTAGAAGTCAAGACCAAGTTGATTTAATGAGAGAAAAAAGAGCTGAGGCTCAAGAGCAAATTGCTAGAAAAGAACAAGCAGAAACGTTTGAGAAAACAGCTGGAGGTGCTGAGAAGCTTTCTAAAGCTGGTATGACTGGCGATAATGCTTTAGCTAAAATGTTGGAGGCTGCTTAATGAAGAGATTTTTAGATGCACATCCAGGTAATAAAATATGGTTACGTAATTTTGTACTAGAAGAATTAGGTTTTGATTTATTAGAAGAATTAATCGTTGATAAAGATAAACTTGAATTAGGGAATGTTGCTTTAAAAATTAAGCAACGAATTTTAACAGAGTGTCCAGAACACTATAAAAATTTACGAAAGGAAGTAAACGGTGACTGAAGAAGTAGAAACTAAAGAAGAAGTAACTAAAGAAGTAATTGAAGAACCAAAAATAGAAGCTCCAATAAACGAAGAGCTAAAAGAGGTTCTAGACGAGAATAAAGATCAGGTCAAACCGACTGAGGAAGAGCAGGAAAAACCTGCAGACACACCTTCCACTGATATTGTTTTTCCAGAAGATACTAGTCTTTCAGAGGAACAACAGTCTGAGGTTAGAGAAATCTTTGGTACACAAGAAGTGTATGATAAAGCTATCTCTTTCCTAGAAGATATCAGTTCTGAACAGACTGCCAAAGACACTGCTAATGCTGAGGCAAAGGCAATAGCTGATGAGGAATCTTTAAAAAAAGACCCTGTTTTTGGGAAAGACTACAACGAGAACATGAAGAAAGTTGAAGATTATACTAATGGTATGGGGGAAGATTTTGCAAAAGCTGTGGATATAAAAAATCCTGTTGTTGCAAAAGCTCTTTTAGCTAAAGCTAATTTAGAATCAGATGCAAAAATTCATGTAGAAACAAGCAAAAAAACCGTTATCAAGCCTCAAATAGATTCTTATGGTAATCCAATGGGAAGCTTTGATAACACTTTAAATGATTTAAAAGAAAGGACATAATTAATTATGGCTACAACTTTAACAGGTCAAGCTGGAAATATTAAGGATCTTTTAACTGGAATAGGACGCGATGGTAATTACCAAGTAGTTGGACATATTCTAGATAGAGAAACTGTTGTTTACAGGGATGCGCCTATGGTGGAAGCGAACAATATCACTTTCCACGAATACACAGTAGACAACACTCTACCGAGTTCGTCTATTAGAAGAGCAAACAAAAGAAGAACTTTTGCTAAAGGTTCAGCAAGAATGGAAACAGTTGCTATTGAAGATCGTTCAATAGTTTACAAAGTTGACGTTGAAGATTTGAAAAAAGCTCCGAATCCTCAAGAATTTTTAAACAATGAAATGAGAAGAGGACTTCAAGGAATAGCTCAAGATTTTGATACACAGGTACTTTACGGTACTGGTATTGGAGATGAAATGGAAGGTCTAGCACCTAAATTAGATACTCTTGGGCAATTTGTCATCTCTGGTGGGGGTTCATCAGATTTAACTTCTATGTACTTAGTTGCATGGGACGCAGCAGCAGGGGCTTCTATGGCTTATCCAAAAGGTTCAAATGCTGGTATAAAAATGGAAGATAAAGGTATTGTTAAATCAATAACTGATGATGGATTTATTGAGTATGCTGTTCATGAAGTTTCAGTTGCTGGTGGTCTTGTTGTTAAAGACGACAGAGCTATTGGTAGAATTGCAAATATCGACGTTGGAACACCTACATCAACTACTTTTGATGAAGACGATATGATTTTACTTGTAAATCAATTCCCAGCACATCTTAGAAATAAGATTAAAGCTTACGTTTCAAGAGATTTAAAAGCTGCTATCGATATGAGAGCAAATGCTAAAGATAATGCTTACTATACTCCAATGGTCGGAGTTTTTGGTGAGGCTATCAACGCTATTGTTGGAGTTCCGATTATGCTTGATGAGATGATTTCTCAAAACGAATCAGCAATATCATAGAAAGGAAAATAAAACTATGGCTATATTAGATCAAGACTTAGTAATGTTCGACTCTACAGTCGTTACAACTACTGACAGTGATATTATTGACCTTAACGCGACAGGCTTAAACAATGGTATCGGAAATTCACCTGCAGACTGGTGGAATGTTGAGGTAATTACAGACTTAACAGGAATTCTAACTGCAGACTTAGACCACGCAACAACAGCAGGAGGTTCATACTCAACAGTATTAACACACACTTTTGCTGATGCAGCAAAGGCTGGAACAGGTGTTTCAATTCTTTTAACTAAAGAATTAAATCAATTTATCAAGTCAACTAACGCAACTGCAACTGCAGGAACCGTTACAACTTGGATAGGACAAAGAAAGTTCTAGAAAAAACTTAGTATCCCCATCTTCGGATGGGGTGCTATATAAAGAAAGGAAAAGGTAAATGCCTGAGTATATTAATATAAACACAAAAACGAATACATATATAGCTGGGAGTGGATTATATAAACCATTTGATAAAGCTATTTTAACAGAAGAAACTGCTAAGAAAGACCCAAAAACATGGAAACTTCTTTCAGAATATAATAAAGAACAAGAATT